AAATGCTGTTACAGCTGTTGTTGAGGCGCTAAAAGGTGAAGTAGAATTAAAATCATCATTATAGTAAGCTACAGTAAAAGTAGAACTTGTAACATTAGTAATGATAGCTTTTGCTGATTCAGCAGCAACTTGTTGAGAAGACAAGAATACAGTTTGATTAATTCTAAAGTTACAAGTACCAGAAGGCAATGTAAACACTTGTTGTCCAGAAGCAGGAGTACCAATTGAACCAAATGTTAATCCAGTGTATTTAGTATGCAAACGACCTTGCTCTGCCCACTTAATCAAGTCAGAGTTAGAAGGAAGTTCAGCACCAACCATTCTCAAGAATGATGCAACTGAACGGTTTCCATAACGCTCGAATTCTTGCTCGTAAGTATCAGGAAGATACTGATTCAAGAAATCAAAGTTTGTAATGTAGTTTGAAGGCAACGTAGCCTTCACTGAGCTAGGTGTAATTGCTACACCAGGACTCGCTTGTAATGTACCAGCCATTTTTTTTAGTTTTTAAACGGTTTTCTAATAATTAATCTATTACCGCGTTCTTCATCTATAACTCTGACCTGTGCACCCTGTTTTGGCGTTGGTGTCGGTGCCGTTCGAGTCATATCAATATTTTTAGACTCTTTAGCAATATCACCTACAGCCTCTGCTTTTCCTTTTTCATAAAAGTACTTAGCAAATTTGTCTGGGTTGTTTGCCACTGCTATAGCTTTATGAAAGGCCTCAGCGTCCTTAAGGTAACCATCTTCATTTAAAAACTTTGATATAAAGTCCATAATGTTTGACTGTTCCTTAATAAGGGTATTAGCATCTGCTGGTTTATATACCATCTTATTGCTTTCATCGATATTGAATCCGAAACCTTCGAATTTATCAGAAAACAATTCAGAAGTTTTGTCAGCAAAAAACTTCGACCGTTTCGCTTGCTCCTCCTCATGTTTAGAAGCGGTTTCTCTATAACTTTTAAAGCTTTCGTATGATTCCTTTTCTTCATCTGGAACAAATGTAGCCCTTGACTCAAGCGGCATTTTATATTGCTCCTTCTGCTCATCGAAATGTTTCTTAGCTTTAGTAAGTTCTTTTTTAAACGCTAATTTTTTTTGCTTGATTTCTTTTTCGTCATCAAGGTCCTCATCGTAACCAAACTTAAGACCTATCTCAAATTTAACATCATCTGGATCTAGGTCTGGGTTTTGTTCTTTGTAGAACTCAAAAAGTAGCGTGTCTGGATCAACATTCGAATAGTCTTTATTTAATTTAATAAAGTCATCGATGTTTCTTCCAGTCTCTTTTTTGTACTTAAGAAATGCAGCTACATCTTCTGGAAGTTCTTCGTTCTGATTTCTCTGTTCGAATAACTCATCCAAAGAGCTGATCTCTTTGTTGTACCTTGTCTTAATATGTGAAAGAACGATGTTATCATCAATCTCTGGAGTAGGAGTTGGTTCTGTAGAAGTTTGTTCTGGCGTTTCAGTTTGCTCTTCGTTTAACTTATCCTCGTGCTCCTTTAATAGTTGCTCTTCAATTTCAACCTTTGACTTCTCTTCGAATTCAACGGCTCTTACTTTAAATTCTCCTTCCATTTTATTTAATTTATTTTTACAAAGTTAATAATTATATTTTACACATAATTTAATATGCATAATCGGTTAAAATCCGATTAAATGCATAATATTTTTTACATTATAATCCATGCATGAATTTTTCCAATTTTGGCTGCTATTCATTTTTTGGCATATATACATTATCATAAAACATGACATCTGAATCCTCAGTATGCCACTTATCATATCCCTCACAATTAAACCATTCTTTATTAACCAAATAATCTGGTTTAGTTGGAAAAGGTTTTGTAACGAATGAAGGTTCTGACCATTTAATCCTATTGTTTGGTTGTAATGCTATTTGTCCGTTATCTAATAGTATTATATGATGAGATTTATGCTCAAGAGGATCTTCAGCTAAAGTTATATCTGTATTTATATCATTAGACCCCCAGTTTATGGTACCATAGTAATTACCCTCATACCATTTCCTATCTTTCATATACACTTCTACTGGAGTGTCATAAACATATGAGAGTTGAGTTAATGTAAATCTATAACTAAAGCAGTTCCATATTTGTAGATAATGAAAAGGTAAGTCTGGATTTGGTAAAACTGGTTCTGTTAATAACGCATGAGAAGGTAATTTGTCTCTCATGACACCATTCTCAAGCAATACTTGAAATAATGCAGCTTGACCTGGCATACATCTAACCGAAACAACTACTCCTTCTGTAAATGTACCTTGACCTTTTTTAAATTGATACATATACTCGTTCCTAACGAATACCTTAAGAGGAAAGAAGTTGTGTTCTATATACGCCAAAACTACAATTTAGTTTTATGCTTAACCTTTTTAGTTATAGGTACGTATACACTCGCCTCAATATTAAATTCAGCAGGATACTCAGATCCTTTTGACATAGAAGTGGATACAGACAACGGTCCTCTTGATGCTGATGCTCCAGCATTAATATCATAACCAGATCCTGGTGAAGATACGCCAGAAGCAAATGGTTTTACTTTTATTTTACTATTTCTCATATTATCTAGGTTCAAATGAATCCAAATCAAAACCATCTAAAGAGTCTTCGTTTGATTCGAAATCCATAGGTGGTAAATTATTTTTTCTTTGGTTAATAAGTTCAGACTGTCTGCTAGCCTGTATATCAATACGTTTGTCTTTAGCTTTCTCCTTATCTTCCTCTCTCTTTTTCAATTGCTCTGCCTCCATGCCTTTTAATTGCATGTTGTATTGGAACTCTTGATCCATCAACTGACGCTTAAGATCTGCCTCTGCTTGTAACTGTTGTACAGCAAATTGCATCTCTGCTTGACGTAACTGTATTTTGGCTTGAGCTTCCATCTGAACAAGTTGAGCTTTTGATTCAGCAGCAGCTTGTTGAGACTGAATGTTTGACTGCATTTGCATTCTAAACTCCATCTCCTTTTGTTTTTGTTGCTGCTCTATTCTCTTCTTTCTCTTCATTTTAAGTAGCTCATTAGCCAACTTAATATTACTAACCATTCTAATATCAATAGCATCTTCCAGATCAATGGTTTGTTGCTGAAGTGCGATTTGAATATTTGCCTCAAGGCGTTGTTTTTCTTCTTCATCTGGAGCTAGCTCAATAAAAATACCGAAGTTGTGTAAATATAAATCTTTTATATCCTCAAGTATAGCTACATTGTACTTTCCTATCTGCATCGCAAAATCTTCAGCGAAGTCAGCATATTCAAGTATGTCAGCTATTCTTATTGATATACATTCAGCCATTCTTTTTGTTACGTTTAAACCAGCGGTAAGTATGTGTCTAGTGGCTGTGTTACTGTTTAGTGCAGCTAGTTTCTGAACACCAACAAGAGCATCTGGACTAGGAGTTGAAGCATCTCTAGCTTCATTTATTCCTGTCACGTCTCTGATCATATTCAGATTGTAATTATATACGTTGATCAATGCGGCCATTTTTGATTGACCACTATTTGAACTTAACTCTTGTATAGGAACTCTTCCGTTATTAAACTCGCCATCTTGTGTATAGCTTCTACCGATAACACTACCAGTTTGGAAATAAAGCTTAAGAGCATCCTCTGGGTTATAAGCAGCGCCAGTGCCAAGATCAACTTCATTTATACCATCAGCATCTATGAATACACCGTCTGGAACAACGCGAGCCATAACTTGCTGTAACTTTAAATGTGTTAGCTGTATCTGATCAGCAAAAGGTATCATCCTTCTCACAAGAGATTCTATGTTACCTTTATACATCCTAGGTGCATAGGCAACATAATTAGGCAACGCCTTTTGTGTAGCAGATTTAGGTCGCACCATATTCTTCATCAGTTCCCATTTGACTAATATATTGGTACCTCCTACCAATATACCTTCATACCATGCGTCCCTTACAGCTTCTACTCTTTCAAACATCATTCCTTCCTCAACAGGAGGATTGAAGTTTCCGTCTTTTCTTATTACTCTCTCACCACCATTTTCTAACAATTTTTTCTTCCATACAAAACGCATGTCTGTCTTGTAGTTAAAATACAATAGTGTAACGACCTCATTTAAAAATGCGTCGTCTTGATACTGTCTGATGATAGGAAAGTAGTCATACCAAGCAGAACTAGCGTTCTTTATCTCTTCTAGTTCTTCTTTAGTTAGATTTGGGTTTATCTTTAATAACTCAGTATAGTGTACTTGTTTTACTTCTCCAAAATAATAACAGTCAGAAAAGTCTGGCTTCTCTGTATAGCTATGAATCCAGTTAGCTGGATCTACGTAATCAATCTTAACACCGTCATTAATTAAGAACGTGTGTCTCATGACGCCTACACCAAGAGTAGTCATATCGTAGTCAAACAATCTCTTTAACTCAAGATAGTCGTTCATCTTAAGAACAGTGTCAATAGCAATCTCTTCTGCTATTTCTATAGACGGCTTGTACTTCATCTGCATATACAGAGAAAGCTCTTCATCATTTTCTGGAAGTTCTTCTGGATCTACATTGTAAGCATCTATACCGTATTCTTCTTTTGTCAACTCAAGAAAATCTTTAGCGACCATATCAGCCTCTATCATGTCTTGAAACAAACTCTTTTTCTCAGCAGACATTACGTCTTGAGCTTCGGCCTTTATTTTAAAAAGCCTATCGTTCATTCCATTAACAACGATATCAACGAACTTAGGTATAATAGGAATTGGAGTCCAGTCTAAATTAAGCATAGACATGTCGCCATTTATAGCTAACTCATCCTTATACTTTTGTACTGGCTGTTCACCACGAGCATATAACCTCAATCGATGATACTCTCCCCATTGATCGTAAAATCGACATGTGTTGTTTTTTCTCTTAAACCATTCACCCTCTATAGCCTTTCCGACCCTTAGGCCGTATTCAATGGTTTGTTTCTCCTCATCTGGGACCAACGCATTGGGAAATTGACCTGGGTAAATTATAACTGATGGTTTTTTCTCCATTATTTTATTATTTCGCTTCTGCTTCCACGATTATCGTATTTTACAAATTTAATACTTATTTTTGATTCTTTTCTCTCTGGTAAAAACATGTAACGCTTGATCGCCATTAGTGCTAAACCAGAACTTATCGTGGCATCGTGCTTCGTTCTATCGTTTATATTAAACCTAGCCCAATCTTCTAAAGTTCTATTAAAATACATGGATCCTATAACGCCAGACTCTCTATATGTACCCTCGTTATCAAAGCCTACATGCTCCTCTATGTAAGTGTTAATTACAGATGCATGAGCTTGCCTCATATCTTCAGATGAGTTAGGTATACCGCCTATCTCTATCTCAGTCTTAGACAGTTTTGACTGATGCTTATCTGGCCTGTTCATGGAGTATGCTCTGTATCCTCTGTTTTTAAAATGGTACAGCAATCTAGCCTTGTTGTTTTCAGCAAGTATTGGCATACCATAAAACACGCATGCCATAAGCACATCCTCGAAGAATATCTCAGCTGTTTGAGGTCTAGCTATGTACTCTAAAAAGAATTCATTGCACGGTACATTTTGCTCCATATGAAACGAAGTAACACCATGAAGAGCACCGTTAGAACCACCCCCACCAACAACACCAGAGATATCATAAGGGTCACAACCAAAAGCACCAAGGCTTTCATTGCCTGGATAAAATTTTCCATTTCTTACTATTTTTCTATTTCTTAATTCTTGACTAGGTATCCATGAAACTATAAACCTACCTTTAGGATCTGGAGTCCAAATAACCTCGCTATCAACCTCTCCGTTCTTCCAGTGGAAATACCCCCTAGTTAAAAACTTCTCCTTTATTAGAGAGTCATTGTAGTCTATCTGTTGGTATATCTTAGTCAAGTTAAATAATGAATGCTTAGACTCATCTCTAAATGCATGAGACTCAGTCCTTGGGTACTGTCTATAGAATTCATTAAGAGCATCAGCATCAGATTTTAATGCAGCTACCTCATTCTCCCACCAAGTAATAACGCCTTGCGTTATCATCTCACCATCTATACCCTTCACTGGTTTACTTGGATCTGTAAATACTGGCCATCCAAACTCATCGATATATCCTTCTACGTTCCACTCCATAGGAATAAATAATGAATACAAACCACTCTTTGTTTGATGGTTTGCTGACCTTTTAGATATACTGCTGTCGTAGTATAAATCCTTAAAATTCTGACCGCCCTTTGGAAGAGCATTAGACGTTGATCCCATCATACACTTACCTACTATCTTAGCTCCTAGACGAAGACACGTCTTTGTTACCCTCCAGTTGTTTAAGATGTTTTCTGGCTTTTCCCATTTTCCGCTATTCATGCTCAATGTGAAATCATCTAATATTAATTTTCTTTCATTGTCATTTTCTGCATCAACTTGTATTCCAACATATTCACCTAAACCTATATGACTTACACTTACTTTATTTCTTCTTCCTTTTGTTTTAGGTTGATATCCTTCAAATGATTTTTTAGCTGTTAATAAAGGTATTATTGATAAATCTCCAGATATAAATATTCTATACACATCTGTATCATAATTACTTTTTTTGTGAGAGATATTACTACATGATAATCCGCAAGAAAGCGCTATAAATCTAATTTGATCCACCAAATCTTTTCTACTCATTCCTATCTCTATAGATCCTTTTTTCTTATCGCAATATCCATCTGTCTCTATTATACCAGCTAAAAGTTGTAATCTTGACTCTATTGATGATTTTATGTAATCTTCTGGTATGTGTTTGTTTTCATATACATTTATTTTTTTAAGTTCTTTATTTATTCCTTTGAATGAGAATTCAACTATTTTATCGGATGTAGATTTTTTTAATTCGAAATCTATATTCATCATTAAAGACATCTTTCCTAGATAATCAAGTATCTCAGGCTCCTCTGTTTTATTAACAAGTATAGTAAATGAGTTACTTCTTCCGTCACCTAACCAAAGACCTAATAAATAAGGCGGTATTCCATCAAAACAATCTTCTGATTGTATTCCTTTTGAAGTTACTCTTGTTATGTGTTGTTTTGAATATTCAGAACTATTTATGTACTCCTCTGGAGTCATTATAATTTCTCCCTTACCATACTTATTAAATAGCAATCTATGATTTTTAGTTACTATATAATCTTTAGCATATGGTTGACTAACTAGATATTTTTCTGTTACTCCAGATGTTTTTTTAACAACTGTTTTAATAACACCTCCCTCAACAATAACTTTATCTCCTATGTTAATGTCTTTTATCTTTTTAAATTTAAAATCAGACATTAGTATATTTGTTTCTGGATCGTAGCACTCATCATGAACAAGCATTAGTAATTTCTCACCATCGTAACTATTGTCTGCTGTATTCTTCCAGTCAATAGTTGTGTCAAGACCTTCAATATCTTCGGTCTTTTCTTCATCCATATTTCTCCTAGTGATCTTACTTGCTGGAACCCTAAAGGCTAGTTCAGTCTTCGGGTTATCCATACCGTCCTGTATTGGTTTAAAGAAGAAAGGATAATTCCTAACAATAGGAACAACCTTATCGGTAAACATCTTCTTAGCATCACTACCAGTCTTTGACAGTATACCAACCCTTGAATCTTTTGCTAATGTTGCGGTATTACACACCTCGGCAGAAGACATAAACGAGAAACCAGAACGTCTGTTTTTTAGGTAACACATACCAAAAGATCTATTGTCTGCCTTGCATGCCTCCCAGTATATGTAGAATATTCTGTTTGATTCCCTAAATTCTGGAAGACCGATATCTATCTTTGTCCATTGTAAATACATGTAGTG